CACCCATCAGCAGTACCCCCGCGCAGCACATGCCGCAGATTTCTTACGGGGGGGGGTAAAACTACATACGAACGAATGTTTCATGCTGTATAACCTCCATCAGGTCGTGATTTGCCACCGTGCGTTGATTTCCGCCGTGGGCTTTTCCTGTACATATACGGTCACTGAACCGTAACCGCTCACAGCCAATCCTTCATTGATAATATCCTGGACTTCGCCCAAAATCTCATCTGTAGCGGGTACGCCGGTTTTGGTAAGTTGGATTCCACTTGTAAAGGTGCTGTCGGCGGTCACCGTAGGTGCGCCGCTGTTATCCGGCACCAGCGTGGCCGTCTGCTTATAGGCATAGCCGCTGTAGGGCTCGGTGCCAGTGCAGGCGGTCCAGCCATCCAGCGTCAGCTTGGCGGTGTACATAGCGGCCGTGCCATTGATGCCTTCTGCCACACGGTTTTCCAGGTCGTTCATGTTGGAGGCATCGAAAGCGTCGCCGTCCTCCATGACCAGACCTTCGGCACGAGATACATCGTAGGTGTTCGTGGTGCCGGTCGGATTCAGAACGCGCCGGGTCGGATGTTCGCTTTGGCGATCCTTCCAGGTCTTTTTTGTGAAACTCAAGGTCAAATCACTCCTATCATCTGCCCGGCGTACAGTTCGCCGGTATATACCTTGCGGGCCGGATTGTCGTTGCGCTCCCAGGTCTCCCGCAGGCTCCACAGAATTTGCTCGATTGCATTTACATCGGCATACCCCGTGGCAGGGAAAGCCGGGATTTCAGGTGTTCCGGGCAGTGTGTTGTAGGCATCCCGCACGGTTTTGAGGTTTGCAAGGATGCGCTGCATCTGACTGGGGGTCAAAAAGTCTGTACTGGCCCAGGTCTTGGTCTGGATCGTAACCCCGAACAGATCCGCCAGATAGGCAAGATTGCCATCAATTCGGTTGAGCATTGCGGCCGAAAAATAGCATTTATCTGCTTTAGCCTTTACATCCGCCTCGGTGCGGTCATAGATTGGAACTTGCCAGGGCATCAGATCAGGCTCCTTTCTCCGGCGTAGATTTCACCCGTATAGGCATCTGCACCCAGGCTCAAGCGCCGCCCGGTGACCCGCACATCTGCACGATAGCCGCCGGTCAGGTCGAACTCCATCTTCTCCAGCTGACCGCGTACCATCTCGCCGCCGAAGCTCTCCACGATCAGCATATCCGCCAGCACCTCTGTGCCTGCCAACATGCGGAAAGTTTGCTCGTAACGCTGGGCGTAATAGGTTAGGATTCGCTGGGCCAGGGCCTCGGCGCGGTCGGGGCTGACAAGCGTTGCATCGGTCACGGTCAAGACATTGTCCTGTGCGTTGGGCGGCAGATTCGATGCTGTCTGTTGCAACACGGTCGTGGTTTCGATGTACTTTTGCCCTGTAACGACTACTTCCCCGGGGGTGGTGACCGTCACATTGCAGTAGTTTGTGCCCCGCTCTACCAGCGTACCGCCGGTCACGGCCAGGCTGTCAGCCAATGCCGGGGAACTGAACGTGATCTGGTGCGTTCCTGCTACAAGTTCATCTTTGTACAGTTCCTCGGTTTCGGCACCGGCAGTGTAGCGGTGAGCCGTTACAGAAACGCCGGTAATCAGGGGCTTCAAAGTGACTTTGTTCCCATCCGAGAACTTGCGCTGGTAAGTAATCAGGCCGCTGGACCGTTCCGGCGCAGGGAAAATCTTGATTTTATCGCTGCGGCTGCAATCCACGACAGCACCAACGGCAAAGGCAATCTGCTGCAGGGCGGTGCGCCGGGTATCCATGGGCAGATAGCCGCTGATCGATTCGGCGGCCAGCGCGGCATCAAGCTCATATTCGTAGCCGTCCAGAACCTCGGCCACCAGATTGCCCACGGTCGTGTTGTAGACCCCACCGTTGAAAGGCGCACTGTCCAGCAGGCCGATGGCATCTACGGCGGTAAAACTGGCGAGCGTGTCGCTGGTGTTTTCCCAATCGCTGAGGTAAAAGGTGCCCATGTTATGGCTGACGATTTCGGTGCTGCGGGTATTCTCCCGCACATCTTCCCATACGGTGAACTTCTGCTTATGCTGCAGCACATCGAACACGCCGTCCGGGTTCAGGATGGAAAAATCACCCTTGCGGTTGAACAGCGTCAGATTCAAGGTGTTGATGGACAGTTCATCCGACAGCGGGTTGATTTCCTCAAGAATATGGGCTTCTACAACTTCGGACCCTTCAAAGGTCAAAAACTTGCCATAATCCAGGCCGGAAAGTTTCAGGTAGCGTCCAGGCCGGTTGGTGGCCGTAAAGGTCAGAACGATGCTGCGGTAGTTCTCCACTTTGCGGGCGCAGTAATAATCGACCGCGTCCGGGGTGAATACCGCGGTCGTCAGCAGACCGCCATCGGAGCCATACCACTGGATGGTCAGTTCACTGGCCCAATCTTCGGTAGGAGCATAGAAGTGCAGCATCAAGCCGCTGCTGCTGTGGGTCTTCGAGAAGCGGATTTGCAGCACAGGAGGCGAGGCAAAGCGGCCGCTTTCATCGGAGAGCTGGCTGCTCCATAGTCCCCAGAACTGCCCGGATGGGCTATCCGGGAACAAAGAATAACTGCCATCCATCAAAAACTGCCGGGTCTCCAGTGTGCCATATAAAGGCAGTGCAGGTACTTTGTCCAGCAGCAGATCACTGCTCAAGTCGCAAAAACCGCGGGTATCGGTGCTGCTGGGGACGCTGTCGCCACGGGCGGTTACGTCGTACAGGCCGAATTCTACCCGCGTATTGGTTCTCATCGGCCTACCTCCTTAGATTCGCGCCGGCTTCTTTGCAATGAAATTGACCGTCAGATTCTTCCAGTAGTTCTTCTCTGCCACTTTGCGCAGCAGTTCATCTGCCACGTTGGAAAAATAAGCGGTAAAGGTATAATCGCCGTCTTCATCCGGCACGGTCACTTCGTGGAACTCGACCGGCTCGGTCAGCTTGTCCCACATGCGGGCATATTCGGCGCGGTCAACGCCGGGTCCCAACTGCAGCTTATAGTTGAAATACACACCGATCAGTTCGCGCTCCAGGTCGCCGTTCTCGGTGCGCTCGGCATACTTATCCAGAAAATCGGCGGTACGCTTCACACTCAGCACATCGATCTTATAGCCGATTCCGTCAATGTACAGCATATCAGTAGGCACCTCCCGAAATCAGCTTGGCACCGGCGCGGTTGTTTTCCTTGTCAATGTAGGGTTTCAGCAGGCGCACCAGCTGTTCCAGGCCGCCGCTTGCGGCAAAGCGGATCGTGATGTCCTGCCCGCCGTAAGCTGTCATGACCTCGGCCAGGGCCTCCTTGATGGTCTCCAGCGGGGCCTCTACATTGGTACCGCTGCTCTGGTCGCCCAGTACGGCCAGGAACTCGTGGTTGGCCGGGATGACGGCACCCTGCGCCAGATACGGGATCTGTGGCGCAGTGATATGGGTAATATCGAAGCCGATGTGCTTGCCGCCCAGACCGGGAATACCATCCGGCACATCAAAGGAGATGCTGTTCATCGCATCGATGACAGCGTTCAAAGCACTTACAATGGCCGTTATCATTGCGTTTACAAAGCCGATGATGTTGTTGATGGCGGTCTTGATGCTGTTGGTGATGACATCCCAGATGCTTGAAACTGTACTGCTTACTGCCTGCCAGGCCGCATCCCAGTTGCCCTCAAACACATTGCGCATGAAGTCGATCACGCCTTTCAGCGCCAGCAGGCCAATGTTCAGCACATCGGCAATGACACCGATCGTGTTTGTGACAATGCCGCTGACCGCGGTGCATACGGTCGTAATGGTGGGGCCAAAGGTGGTCAGCAGCCAGTTTGCCACCGGCAGCAGCAGATTGTCCCACAGGGCTTTCAGCAGCTCGGCCACAAAGTTGATAGCATCGCCGACTACGGCGATCAGGTTTGCCGCCAGCGGGGCCAGGTGGTCATCCCACAGGGCCTGCAGCTGGGCAACGATTGCGCTCAAAATGGGCGAAACCACCTCCAGCCAAAGACGCTCGACAAAGTCCATCACTTCCTGGAACCACTCAACCATCATGGTAAATACCGGCGAAATGTAAGTGGTCCAGGCGCTATTAAAGGCGGTGGAAATGTCTGTCCAGGCCGTCAGCAGCAAATCCAGCGCAGGAATGATAATATTCTGGATTGCATCGACCGCAATCGTGGAAAAGGTCTCAAAGGCAGCTGCGCCCATGCGAATCAGGCTCGAAACAACATCCCCCACAACTGGGGCCAGAATCAGGCTGAATCCATTGATGATGCCGGGAATAAAAGTATCCAGCAGGTACGAAATCAGCGGTTTCAGGCCGTTGTCCCACAGGTTTTGTGCAGCAGCCTGGATGCCGGGCCATACGTCCATAGCGGCCTGCTTGATCTGCTCCCAGGCAGCTTTCCAGGCGGCCACGCTGGGGGCCAGACGGGCAAGAAACGCATCCCAGAAATTGCTCAGGCGGCCCATCAGGTCCTTCAAGGGGTTCTGGGCCTGCTCAAAATCATAGGCAAGGCCGCTGCCTGCACCACCCCCGCCACCTCCGGTATCATCGTCGGTGTCTTCTTCCTGCTGCTTGTTCAGCACATTCAGCTCATCAAAGGCAGCCAGTTCACCGGCGGCCTTTTTGGCTTCCTTTCCGGCATCCTTGGTCTTTTTGGCAGTAGAGCCTGCCGCACTGCCAACAGAGTTGATGCCCTGCGCTGCGCTTTTCATGCCGGAGATGCTTTTGCCGGTCAGGAAGGAGATCAGCCGAACAATGCCGTTCAGCAGGCTGGTCAACAGATTCATAATCCAGGTGATGGCCGGGGCCAATGCCGAGGCCAGCCCGGCAGCAGCCGTAGAGGCCGCACCTTTCAAGCGGGCAAAGGCCGTGCTGACACCATCCGTTTTGCCGATGGCGCTGCCCAGCCCGCTGACCATCGTGCGCAGCGCAGAGGAGATCAGGTTGAAGACCAGCACACCGGCAACGATGTGCTTTAATCTCCCGGCAAAACTGCCAATGGCGGAGGATGCTTTCTGCAAACGATCAGACACGCCGGATTTCTGCATCCGTGCCTCGGCATCGGCTTGCTCATTTACGGCAGTCTGCTCTTTCTCCAACCGTGCGGTCAGCTGTTTGTGCTGCTGGTCCATGGTTTTCAGGGCAGCGCTCTGGCTGCGGTATTCTTTGGACATATCGGCAATCTGGTTCAGCTGCTTGTCCAAAGAAGCGCGCATAGAATCAAGGCGCTTTATATCAGCAGGGTCAACAGTCAGACCCGCGTCGTTCTGGTCATCCAATGCCCGGTTAAGGTTTTGGATTTCACGGGCTGCTGCTGCGGCCTGTGCACGTGTCTGGCGCAGATCCTCGCCCAGTTTGCTGTGCTTTGAGGTTGTAGAATTGTAGTCTTTCTCTACAGCAGCAATCTGCTGTGCGGTACTCTTGGCCTTGGCCTGCAGTGCTTTCAAGTCGGCTTCGGCACCTTTGGTGTTTACGCGGGTATCCAGTATGATCGACCCGTCAGCCATTGCGGCCACCTCCTTTTATTCTCCCAGCAAGGCCATCAGCCGTGCCTTTTCGGCACGGTCTTCGGCACTTTCCGGGGCGCGTATGCGGATTAAAGCCGCATTTTCTCGTGCAAATTCCTGTTCAGCCTTATCCAGCTTGCGACCTTTTGCCCGCTTGGAGCGGATGCTGACCACTTCGGCAAATAAGCCGCGTCCGATGCCGTGGAAAGCGCCGATAAATTCCCACCAGTGCAGATACTGGCAGCGGCGGCAGCTGTAGCCAAGAACCTTGTCAACGGCAGGGGCAATCAGCCCCGCGTCTTTTTCCCAATCAACAAGCCGGGGCTTGGGCAGTTGGTGTTCCGGCAAAGGCTCTCCACAGTTCACAAACACCATGGCTGCTGTAAAAGCGGCCTGGGCATTTGGCAGCTGTTCCCAATCAGGGTATAAGATTTGCAGGCAGGTGGAAAACTGTTCCTGTTGTGTCAGCTCTGTGTCTGCCATGGCGGCCAGAGCGTCCAGCACAGCTCGGAAATCCGAGCGGATAGCGAAAGTCTGCCCTGCAACATCTACCGTGACAGGCAGATCCCAGGCGCTCATGCCTGCTGACCAGGGGCGAGCCCCACCCGCTTATTGCGGTATCTTTCCAACCGCTGCGCCTTGCGGGCGTTGCTGGCGGCTACGGCCTTGCCGGTTGCGTCTTCAAGGATGGGAATAAGCGCATCCATTACCTTTTCGAGCACAAGCTCGCCGTCTTCGCACAGGGCCATGCTGGACAAACCACCGAAGAAGATCGGCGAGACCGATGCACCAAAGGCATAGTCCAGTTGCTCCTTGATGGCTTTGTCCACAGCAATCAGGGTGTCGGGGGTGGCATCGGCTCCGGCATCCTGGATCATATTGTCGATTTGGCGGCGGGCTTCTTCAAAGCGGCCCATCATACCAGCATCGGCCAGATTCAGGCGTACCGTGCCCAGCAGAGTGCCGTCGGCATCTTTGACATCATAACTTTTAACGCCGCGATCGATTTTCAGTTCCACTGTTACTCCTCCTTACTGAATCAGCCCTCGGTGAAAGCCTTGGTGGTGGGGTTAAACGTGCCTTTGGTCTTCACGCCGGTGTAGTGTACGTTGAACGGGATCTGGTAGCCGGTGGTGTCGCCGCCGTAGCTGGAGACCTCGATGTAGCACTCCTCGCGCACAGCGGGGAAAGCACCGCTGGCCTCGGCATCCCACAGCTTGACCTCGACAATGTCGGTTTTCAGGTCATCCAGCACCAGATCGCCATCGATGATCTCCTGCAGTTTTTCAAACAGCGGGTCGCCCTTCTCGGCGTAGTAGGGGCTGACCTCGCCCTGCTTCTGGTAGCTGTCGATGGTAACAGAGGTCTGCCCCAGGATGTTAGACTTCTTCTCCACGTTGGCAGAAAGTTCGGGGCTGTACTCCTCCAGGTCAGCGCCCAGGCGAACGTAGCTGGGATTCTCGGAGGAAAAGGCGGCGTTCAGGTAATGCGCCATATATTTACGTTCAATTTTCATACGGGTTCAGGTCCTTTCTTTCATAACCAGGCGCAGCTGCAGCTGGTAGCGCGCATCGGTGGCGGTTGCCGAGGTAATAACCCCGGCATTGCTGGCGGTTAGCTCGGTTACTTCATAACCGGTTACTTCCGGGTAGTTCTGGACAGCTGCCTGCCCACGCACCCAGGCCGACAGCCCGGCAAAAAAATCGGCGGCGGCCAGGTTTGGAGCCAGGGCTGTGCCAAAGGGAAGCTGTGCCTCAAATACCAGGTTGTGGGTAGCGATGTCATCACCAACAATGTTCTGGCGGTGCGATTCTCCGCTTGTGCGCAGAGTATACTCAACCCCGGAGGCTCCCAGATAGTTGGCGTTGAAACGGTTTCTTTTGTCAATCAGCGGGCATTCTTCCCGCAACCACTTTCGGGTGGCATCCAGTGCGTTCATCTTCCGGGTCTCCCTCCTGCAGTGGCAGCGGCTTCTCGCACCACGTCGTCTTTGTGTTCAGCCATGGCCCTTTCAAACCAGTAAGCGCCCCGGTCAGGGGCGCCCTGGAAATTATACTCAGGATGGTAGAATAACCGTCGGGCGTAAGGTGTGGCATATACCAGCAGCCCCTCTCCCACGGCACTTGCGGTGATAGCACTGCTTTTCAGCATACCGGTGTTAAAAGGTACTTTGGGATCACAGTAGCGCAGCACGGCAGCATCAACAACTTTCTGCACTCTGCCACCTGGGGTTAGGCCCCGCTGCTCCAGGATGGCGTTCAGGTCGGAAAGATCCAGCTGGGCATCAATTTCCAGTTGCATCAGCTCGCCTCCACATAAACGTGGCCGCCCGTGTGACCCCGGTTATCGTGAACATCCAGCACCGTAGCGGTTATATCGCCATAGCGCAAAACATCACCCGGCACAGGTAATGCGGCATGGCCGAGCACGTTCTCCGGGATGCGGCATTTGAATATTCGGGCATGATGCAGCCCGGTAGAATCAACAGCTGCACGGTTCTGGCTGTACCAGCTTACGCCTTTCAGTACAGTTTCGGAGCTGGTGTCAGTATCTGCCCTGCCGTCATACCCGGCATGAACCAGCGTGACGGTTTTGTCGCAGCACACCATCAGAGATCCAACCCCCTGCACAACAGATTCACGCCCAGGTCTGGGCGGAACAGATACCGGCGGAGCACATCGTCGATTGCGCGGCTTTGTGCTCCGGCGGGGTCTGCCTTGACGGTGTAGGAATACCCGTCGATATTCTCGCTTGCAAGGCCGCCTGCGGCCTTTTCGTAGCGGTCAAGGATCTCTACCAGCTCGCACTCTGCGAGGCCCAGGCAAGGCTGCATTTCAGCCGGTGCGGAGCCTGCACGATGGAGCGTTCTATAGTCGATGATGCTCGCGGCTTTCTCCGCGAGAACCCGGTAACGCGCCTCGTTCAGGGGGCCGCCCTGTTCCTGGTACTGGTCGTAGGTGCTGTACATAGAGATCACCTCCGGGATCAGGCGGTGTGCTTGCGGACGCGAACCAGCGCCTTATTGGTGACGCGGTAGCCGGTGTTCATCTCGACCTGCGCCTTGGTGCCGACGAAGTTCTCGGCATCGCGCAGGCGGGCAGCCTCGAAGCTGTCGATGATGGACAGAGCCTTGAAGTTGTACATGATGTAGTCAACTTTGGAGAAGTCCACGGTCTTGAGGGTGCCGGTGTAGTCGTAGTAGGTGCCCTTGGCCTCGGCCAGTGCGGCGCACTCGATGAAGGTCATGCCCAACCACTGACCCACGCGGCCGGTCAAGGTAATCTGCTCGTTGGTGTTCGGGGTGAACTCGGAACCGGCGATCTTGAGGATCTTTGCGTAGTAGTCCGGAGAGCACAGCACGACATTGGCTGCGCCCTTGGCCTTGACAAGCTCGGCGCGGGTATCGACCGCATCTGCTTTCGGGTTATCCACGGCGGTGGTCGCGGTGGCGGCAGTGCCCTCGTTGATGAGGCAGGCAATGCCGGAAATCTGGCGGCCCTCGCTGCACTCCTGGATGGCGAGGGACAGGTTCTCGTTGCCCAGCGCGATGCCGACCTGTGCTGCCTGCACGTTGTAGATCTTCTTGGATTTCTGGAAGTTGTTGTTCAGCAGGATCTGGATCAGATCGTCGCTGGTCTCCTCGTCGGTGAAGTCACGACCGGGCTTGCCGGGGGTGACGGCGGAGGTTTTCAGCTTGTGAACATAGATGCCGCCCGCGGGACCTTCCTGATACTGATCGGTACAGGTGACACCGGGGACAAAGATGGAATCGTAGAACAGGTTCGGCTCCAAAATGTTGGAGTAGCGCTCGTCTACGTTCTGTGCGTTAATGAGAACGCCCATAGATTATCTCTCCTTAGTGATTTTTCTTGTAGAACGGGTTGTTGGCGTAGATCCTATCGAGGTCTTCCTGATCGCTGCCGGTCGGTTGCGCTTTGCCAGTAGAGCCGGTCGTCACGCGGAAACTGCCGCGCTGCTGGGTCTGCTTGCCGTCCTTCTCGACGTCGTAGAGGGACGGGTGCGCCTTTTTGGAAGCCTCGATCTGATCGTTCAGGCCGATGACATTCTCGCCGTCGAGCTTGAGCTTGGAGGCATCAAGCGCCATAAAGGCGAGATCGGGATCTATGCAGCCAGCGTCCTTGAGGGCGCCCATGGCTGCATTTTTCAGGAGAATTGCGTTGACCTTGGCATCCGCTTCGGCCTGGGCGGCATCTGCCTTGGTCTTCCACTCTGGATCGTATCCGGCCAGTTTCTTGTCGGCTTCTTCCTTGCTGCTTTTCAGCGTGTCGCGCTCAGTGACCAGGGCATCAAACTTGCCCTTGGCAACGTACGAGCCGTCGGCCAGGTTGCCAATCTTGATCTCTTTCTGCGCATCGAGCGCGGCCGATAACTGGTCAAAGTTCAAGGCGGTAGATCCGTCGGCACCGAACAGGGGTTTCAAAAACGAATAGTCGGCCATAGTGGTTCTCCTTTTGCTGGCATCGATTTAGCTTGTAGATCCGGGGCCTCTCCCCGGTGTGCCGCCCCTCTGATTTAAACCTCCCGAGGGTGGAGGAAGTAATAAAAAAGAGCAGGCCTTTTCAGGTCTGCTCATAGCGTAGCATATTATAGGGGGGCTTCTACTGGCGGGTTTACTGCGGGAGAGGGGCAACATATCCGTTTTCTTTTACAACACCGAAACCATAGTTGCCAGAGTAGAAGTAAAAGCAGGAGGAATCCTCATGTGTGTATTGTGCCGGGTCCGGCAAGTCAGTTTTTGCAAGATACTCGTCGATGATGGCCTGTGCTTCATTTCGCGTCATGGTGTAGCCTCCATTATGGCCGATAGAATTCGGCTATCCGTTGTTATGAGTTTGTCGTCTGTACGAATGATTGCGAACTCGCCGTTTATTCCCTGCGATAAGTATTTCATGGCTTTTGCGTCAGGGTTCTGCGCATCAATGTAGAGTGTCATATTCAGCAGCTTCTCGGCATTGTAAACGTGCGCGTGACGATCGTCCCATTTGACATAGATCATGTACCGCGCACCATTTGGGGCAAGAGCAAGTGTGCTTTCGAGTTCGGAACGCGTGAGCCTATTCGACCAGTCGAACGATACAGGCTTTCCGGCTTTGTCCGTGAAACATTCTGTGCCGTATGCAGCAACATCAGAGGCGCGATTTTGAGGCGCGGCTTTCGCCCGTACATCATACCCCCGGCGGCGCAGCTCATACACAGGTGCGCACCTCTGGCAATTGTAGCAATACGGTGTTCCCGGTGCAAAGTTCGGGTTTGTCCCCTTGGCAGCAGGGCCAGGAGCAAACGGTGCCTTCTTTACCGCGCCGAGGTTGTCGGTGATCGGGTCGCCGGTCAGGGCTTGTCGTCTGTTCGTATTTATTGTACCACGGGGTGAGCCCGGGAACAAGACGGATTTTGTCGTATTTGGCGTGGGGTTCGGGCTGCGCTGCTGGTTCTGCTTGCCGCCGCGCTCACGGAAATAATCCCGGCGAAGCCCCGTCTGCTGGCAGAGATCACGCTGCCGGGCCTGTACCTCCCGGATCTTGGCCTTGACCTCCGAGGCATCCTGCCCGGCTCCTTCCAGTCCGGCCTGCTCCCGCTTTAGGGCGCGGATCTCTCGCTCATTGGCCCGCTGCTTTTGGGAGGCATCGTACAGGCTCATGCGCTGGCCGTTGTACTCTACAGTCTTGGAGTTGATCTCTTTCAGGTCCTCGGCAGAGTAGTTCGGCACCGAGATCCCCTCGAAGAAGGGAGCAAACGAATGGCGGCAGTTCCAGCCACCCAGGCCGTCGCCAGTACCGTAGCCGGTGGCATCGTAGAAATTCTTGTACTTGCGGTTCTTGCCGGAGCGGGAGTAAATCTGCCCCTGCCACTCGGCATGTGTGGGGCGGGCACCGTAGTGGGCCGACACCTCGACGAGGTCGCACTCGAACTCATCGGCCCGTGCGTCCTGGATCTTGAGCGCAGTCTGATTCACGCCCGTCAAAACGGCCCGGCGGACAGCTACGTCCATGTAGTCCGTGTGACCGGAGCCATACTGCACCACGGCAAGGCCTTTCTTTGCCAGATCCAGAACGGCCCCCTTTACGGCCTGCTGGTAGCTCATGCCGCCGGAGGTGACCTGCATATAGGCGCGGTCGAGCGCTGCCTCGAACTGGCGCGTCGCCGTGTTGGCGGTCGTGCGTGTCAGGTTCTCGAAGGTGCCGAGGGTCTTGCTGTAACCGGCCCAGATCAACGCCTGCAGCGCCGGATTCTGCGCCAGCGAAAGCGGATTGTACCCGGCAAGGCGGTAGACCTTGTCATCGGAGGAGAGCGCAGTCGAGCAGCCGGTGTTCAGAATGGCGATGATCTCTTTCTTGCTTTTCCCGGTGGTCTCGGCAAGCCGCTGCACGATGTAGTCCCGCTCGGCGTTGATGGCTTCAAGCCGCTGCAGCTCCCACATGGTGGTATAGCTGGCGAAGTCCATCTCGGAGATCCGGCGGGCCATGTCGGCGATGATGTCCTCCTGGAGCTGGTCGTAGAGCTTGCGCACGGTCGCGGTGTCGGCAATCTGTGCCAGCTGCTCCGGCGTTAGCATGGTTTACTCCTCCATCCCGAACGTGATCCCGGCCTCCGGCTTCGGCATATATTCGGCGGCTTCTTCATCGCTGCACCCGAAATACCAGGCAATGAGCTTTTCCGGTTTTAAATAACCACCATCGACAAGCTGCTTGCGCCGCCCGAACTCCGTCCCGGTATCCTCGAACACCGAATCGCCGAATGAGACCGACGGGTCAACCTCGCCAGCCGGTGCCAGGTCGCCCAGGGTGGCGTAGACGTTGTAGATGTAGATTACATCTTCCAGCCCCTGCTTGAGGCCGCGGTCTTGAATCGCCTTGATCGTGGAGTAGGTGTCCCGGTCGTCGCTCGTGACCTGGGTCGCCGTCATCTTGCCGGTCTTAACGTCGAGTGTGAACGTACCCTCGGTAAAGCCGCACTGCCGCTCAATAAGGCGCAGCTGCACATCGATGGCTTTCTGGTAGGCCTCGACGCGGATCTCCGGCGTGTAGTCGTCAAAGGGCTGCCCGCCCTCGCCGGTGTCGAGGATGAGATAGAGGTCGGTCGTCAAGTCGGTGTATGGCACCGGGCGGAAATTGGGCGAACCCGGCAACGTGGCCGATAGCGCATCGGGCGAGACAATCCGCTTGCGCTTGCCGGTGTGAATCTCGTACAGGAACTCGGTGTAGATCCGATCCAGCTCCTCGAAAGCCTCCATCGAGTTTGCGTACATAGAGACCGGGAGCCGCGAGGTATTGTCTACGGTGTTTGCCATGGACATTTTCAGTATGGCGAACAGCGGGCGGTCGAGACCTTCAATCTTCGTGTCCTCCTCCAGGTCGGCCCACTCTGGGATCAGGTGGTAGTTGAAATTGCCCTTCATCGTGCCGCGGTCATCGTAGTAGGCCTCGTTGTGGATGTAGTAGCCGTCGGCCCGCATATCGTGGAACTCCACGCGGACGACATCTTTGCCGTTATAGGTGGCAAAGTCGGTAAAATAGCAGGCCTCCACCTCTTTGGCGGCATTGATCCGCGTCGGGTAGAAGCGGTCGGCAGTAACGGCATCGCAGAGAATCCGGCCATTATGGATAAACGGTTTCAGCACGACCTCACCGCCAGCGGCCGCCGTCTGAACGTTGTTGTGCAGCTCCGGCAGGACGTAGCGGGTGACCTGCTGTTTCACATAATCGGCTCGGGCACCCGTGCCGGTGTTGATCTCCAGCTCCTCGGTGGCAAGGGTGGCCGCAAAGTTGGTGATGAAGATCGCCGCGCGGGTCTTGCTGGCGGGGTAACCATCGTGCACGTCCTCACCATACAGCAGCCGATACCAGGCCGTGATCGCATTTGCCATGCGGTCGGAGATTGCCGTGCTCCGGCAATCCTCTGCCGCCGTCCGTTGTGTGTACATTCCGAATAGCCTCCCCAATGTTTGAATCAGTCGGTCAAAAAACATTATGCAACGCTCCTCGCGTATTTCTTGAGATCCTTCTCGAAGCTGTACTCGAAGCTGTCGAGGGAGTCGATGTCGCTCGTGCCGTTGTCAAGCCGTTCGTCGTGGTCGAGCTTCTTCTCATTCCAGACGGCGGTTTGCAGTGCCGCGTCCAGGGTCTCGCAATCGTCCAGCACGATGAAGAACCGCCCGGAACTCATAAGCGCCGTGGTCGTGCGGATACGGTCCACGATCTCCCGCTTGAGGGAATCCTTGACCGGGAAGTCGAGCCGGTCTTTCAAGCCGTTCTTGAGCGTCTGCTCGGCGCTGTCGGCGTAGAGCGCCTGGATAATCCGCGAACCCCGGCAGTAGGTGGCCCGGACGTACTGGACAAACTTTTCGACCCATTCATAGAGCTGGATCGGGTTCGTGTCCTTGGCGGGCAGCCTGCGCGAGGCCAGGACGGTGATTTTTGAGTAGTCGTATTTCAGCCCGGTAGCCGTGATTGAGTGTGCGGAGCCGTTGCCGCCAAAGTCAAGGCCGAGCTGGATGTAGTCGTAGTCGGCGCAGCCATCGCCCCGGATCTCGTTGCCGTCGGCATCCAGCGGGGCCAGATGTACCGTGCAATCCTCGCGGCGGTCGGAGTAGACGCGGTAGATCGCGCCCTCGGCCACGACCCATAGGCCTAAAATCATGCGCTGGTAGAACACGCCCTCGTAGTCCCGCTTGATCTCCTCGACGTACTCGGGGTCGAGCGTGGTATTATCATCCAACAGGAAGGTATACACGCCGAGGTCAATCGGCTGGGCATCTTTGGAGCGGTTGATGTAGTTCTTGTACAGCCAGTGCATGGGCGTGTCGGGGTTGGTGGTGGCAATCAGCTTCGCGCCGGGGGCACTTAGGCGGGCCAGCAGCTGGGCGAAGAAGTCCTCGGTAAACAGGGTCAGCTCGTCGCAGTAGGCCCCGGACAGTGTCAGGCCGCGGATCTTGTTCTCTGCCCGCACATCGTTGCAGCCCTCAAAATAGACCGTTCTACCGAACAGCGTCCCGCGCTTGGCCTTGGCATTGTACTGGAAATTGCGCCGCCCAACGAGGGCTTGCAAGGGCCGCAGACAGTTTCTATCCAGTGCCTCGATCGTTTTACCGGCCATCATGTAAACGCCGTCCTTGGGGCGCGTAGCGACCCAGAACGCCCAAATCACGAGCGAGATCCAGGTCTTGCCAGAACGTACCGAGCCGGAGAGGATTGTATAGCGGTGGAGCTTGCCCTCGGCAAACAGGCGGAGGAGCGCGGCCTGCTTCTTGGTGTAGCCGATTCTCACCCGTCGCTGCCCCCAATCTCGCGCAGCGCGGCAATCAGGTCATCCAGAGAGCCGGAATCGCTGTCGTCCGCTGTGGCGGTCAGGATGTCCTTGATGGCCTTTGCGCTGGTGGCGATCTGCTGTAGCCCCTTGCGGTCGACAATGGCATTGATGGTCTCGACGTTGACAACCTCCCGGGCTGTTTCGGTCTTGACCGGGCGGCCCTCTTCATCCTGTGTGGTGGCGCTCGTCTTGACGGTCTCCTTGTACCGCACGGCCTGTTGGCTCAGCTCGGCGAGAGCCTGTTCGGTGCGGTCCATGAGCTGATCCGCAATACGCAAAAGGCGGGCAACTCGGCCCGCCTCACCCTCTGCTACGACTTGCGCCGTTTTTTGCGCCGTTTCTGCCGCGATTTTGCTGTGCTGTTCGTCCCGGATTTCAACCCACTTTTCGCGCTTGGCCCGGTCTTTGATCGTGTTGTACGGGATTCCGTACTTCTCGGCGAGTGCCCGCGTTGAAATATCCGTCGAGGCGTACTCGTTCCGAATAGCGATCCAATCCCGGACGGCTTTCTTCTTCGGTGCCTTGGCCTTGCTCACAGAGCACCCGCCTCCGCCCATGCGCGGTAGAGCTTCGGCCCCTGGCGGGCGATCCAGTCTACAAGTTCCTCGTTCTGCGCATAGTCACTCTCGCCGCCAAGGCCGGATTCAAAGAAAAAGGCGTGGACGATCTCGTGCCGGATGGTCTGCTTGCGGATAGCGCCCCAATCCGAGACGTTGACCGGGTCGTTGGGGTCTCGCAGATCCCGCTGCACGACGATCTCGTGTGTGCTCTCGTCGGTGTAGCCCTGGCAGCGGTTCAGCGCCGCGTCGTCCTCCGGGTTGAGGAGATGGATCGTGTATTCCTCGCCCAGTACGGATACCGTGTTCTTGTTCATGGTTTGCCCTCCCTTGCGTTTGTAGGTGGAGCGCGGCAGGCCTTCATGCAGACCAGACCACGCATAAACAACAAACCCCCGGCGCGTTTGGCGCCGAGGGCCTGGAAAGAGGAGAACAGAGCAGAAAACGCCTAAAACTACCCTGCTTTGTCAGTGTATCATACAGCAGGGGGGTCTCCGCTGGCGGATTTCCAGACGGGGAGCGTTTCTGCGAGGATCTTATAGACGGCACCGACACGCCGCGCGAGGTGGGACGGGTCGATCGGCCAGTTGGTGCCGTTGGTGCGCAGGGCTACGCTCGGGACAGGCTCTTTCGTGGTGACAGCTTCGCGAAGCGGTACGGCATAAATGCCGCCCACACTCCGAATCGCGTCGTCGATGACCTGCCGGGTCTCAGGCGAGAGGCGCTCGTAGCTGGTGCAGAGCCAGTAGATGGCGGCCTGGTCTTCCTCAGAAAGCCCGAACCGCGGCCCGGAGTGAAACTTCAATCCCCCTCACCTCCATGCCTGTGCTCCATGACGATGCTGTCCTTCGGCTCCTGCCGGGTGGCAGCCCTCCCAGCCGAGACACCCAGCGCATAGAACCCGGCAAACATGCAGCCCAGGATGATGTCGCCGAGGATGGTTAAAATCATCTTATCCCTTCCTTTCTCCCAAATCGCAAAACCCATTTTCTTTCACCCAACGCGGCCAACCTTTATCGCTGACGCAAACAACATGCCCTGCATAGTATGTTTCGCAAGTGGAAAACAAACAATCCTTGCACCGTACCACGTCCACCAGATCACAGGCCATACTTGCGCCGCGCTGGTTATCGAATTTCAGGTCTTTCATCGTTCAAAACCTCCCGGATCGTGATTGTTGTCTCCGCCGGGCCGGGGTTGGGCTTGGCCCGCACGGTGAGTGAGATGTGTTTGAAACTGTCATCCCGGATGATGCCGCCCTTGGTCAGACCGTCCAGAATGAACTTGCCGGAGTAGTTGTCCGGGTCGCGGCGGCGGTTGTCCTGGAACTGGTACTCGATCAGCACCTCGGCCCGTTCAAAAGGGCGCTTTGGCCGCCGGGCGCGGGCCTGCCAGGTGACGCGGTCTGTCCAGTCGGCTTTTACCGCGCGGTAGACCTGGACGTTCGTCCGCCCGTTGAACTGGTTCATCGAGGGCGGCACCCCGACGAACACGAGCCGGATCTGCTGCCCGATCATCGTGTCCTCCAGTTCCGGGCCGGGTCGCGGTTGATTTGCACCCGGTGGCCCTTGCTGCGCTCCGCAATGCGGGAGCCGATGGCCTCGTCAATGGCGATCAGCTCGTCCAGCAGCTTCTCGGTGGAGATGATCGTGTAAAGCCGCTCGTCGTTGTAGCGGTAGTTCAACAGCTCGAAGGCGATGTTCAAGTCGCCCTGGGTGGGGCGCTCGGCCCCCTTGAACAGGTCGTCTATGTATAGAACCGGCGCGGTTTTCAGATCCCGCATCCGTTCCACTCCCTCCGGCTCGTTCAGCAGGGCCTTGATCCGGGCACTTTCGTCTCTCCACAGCATGTACCGCACGGGATACCGCAGGGACAGCTCCTGCAGGATGGCCGTGCAGATGTGGGTCTTACCGCTGCCGACCTGCCCGCCTGCCAGGAACCAGCCCGCCGGGGCGGCCGCGTAGGCTTTGGCGGCGGCATAGATCCGGCGCTGCCATTCATCATCGGCCTGGTATGTAGCAAAGGTCATCCGCCGCAGGGCCGGGCCGAGGCCGCTGCGATCCAGACGGCGGCGGGCTTCCCGGCGGGCCAGGCAGTGGCATGGCACCTGTACGCGGGCGGCCATCTGTTCATCGTAGCGGAAATAGTATCCGCGGTTGAGGCAATCCGGGCAGTCGATGCCGTCATCCTTGGTGCCGGGTTCGCTGTTCATCTGGTCTACGAGGTGGTGCTGCCATTCTTCCTCGGTCATCTGGTGCCGGGGCTGTACGCCGGTATCAGACAAAATCCTCTGCAAACTTTGAAGCATTGGTCGCTGTACCTCCTTTCGGGCGCGGGCCTCTGCCGTTCTTGCGCTCCCATGTGCGGACACAGGCTTTCCAGTCTTTGATAGGAGCTTTCCCGCCCTGCTTCCAGCCGTTCGCCTCGTAATAATCCCAGAACGCTTCCGGATCTACCCCGTTGTTCCGCTCCTGGCAATAGGTGCGGACAGCTTCGACTGATTCCGGGCGGCTCTCTCTTACTCTCTCTCTATTATTCTTACTTATATTATTCATACTTATATTATTCTCCTGCCAGTTTTCCGGCAGGGGTAATGACAGATTTTCGGCAGGGGGTATGCCGAGATTCTGGCATACCTCTCCCGGTTTTTCGGTATAGGGGGTAAAGTCGAGGCAATAGGGATAAATCCGGCGCTCTTTTACGCTGCCGTCGGCGTTTTTGATGATCTCGACCTTCACATAGCCGCACTGCTTGAGCATGCCGAGCTGATTTGTGAGCGTAGATTGCGAGACCCGGCGCTTCTGGCGGAGGTAGGCGTTCGAGGCATAGCAGTAGCCGGTATTGTTCGCAAGGGCCATGATCTCCGCCAGGAGAAGCACAGCGCCGTCGTTCAGGCGGGGATCATCCACAGCAGGCACGGGGAGCAGCAAATAAACCTGCGCCCGGGCGCACTCATTCGGTACAGGGTATTCTTCCATCTGCATAGCGGTTCCCCCTTAAAACGGCAGATCACCCTCGTCGTCGTCGATCGGCTCGAACTGGACGTTGGGTTCACCGCTGGCGCTGGCATAGCCGCCCTCCGGGTTCCCTTGCTGCGACTTCGGCCCGGCAAAGTTGGCACTGCTGGCAACGATCTCAATCGCCGTTCGGTTGTTGCCGTCCCTGTCCTTGTAGGTGCGGGATTGCAGGCGGCCGTCGAGGACGATCATCTGGCATTTCTGGAAATATTTGCAGATGAATTCGGCCGTGTGCTCCCACGCGACGACGGGAATCCAGTCGACAATATTTTTGCCGTTGGAATCCTTGCGCCCGCGATCGCAGGCAATGGTAAACGAGCATACGCTCTTGCCGGTTGTGGTCTGGCGCATTTCGGGGTCGCGGACGAGGCGGCCATGGATTGCAATTACATTAAGCATTTTCTGTCCTTTCTGTCGGGAGATAGTTCGTCCCGAACTTAGCTATAAAGCCCTCGACCGTATCGCCGGTCTCGTCGAGGTATTTCTGCTCGCCGAGTTCATGCAGCAGCCGCATACGGTCAGGGTTGAAGTGTACGCCGTCCGGCGGTTCGTTGTGGCACCAGTGGCACAGGTCCACAACCAGGCCGTAGCGTTCGGAGAGGGTGCGGTTCGGCCCGCCGAAAATGTGATGCCGCTCGATGGCAATCACCTTTCCGCACAAGTAGCATCTTCGCATTGCCACAGGCTCAACAGCCTGTCCACCTCCTCCGGGGATTTCGTTTCAATGCCCAGGGCCTCGGCATCCTCGATCAGATCGTCGAGGAGCCGGGCCATCTCGGCGCGGTCGTAAGTACTGGAGCCGTAGTACAGGCAGACATCGTCGTAGTCGTCACCGGTGCAGTGCCCCATGGGTTCAGCAATCCAGCCAATGCCAGATCGCTGCCAGTGCTCACAGGTGTATGCAACAGCGGCGGTCGCAACGCGCACAATTTGGAACACACCGACCCGGCGGATCGCCTCGCGGTATACGTCCTCTTTGGTGATGCAGACATTCGAGGTGCTGGTCTCGATGGCAATTTTCTCGCACAAAACCCAGCAGTACGCATTGGCCGACAGGCTGCGATGCTCTCTGAACGGCTTGCAAGCCGCTGTGAAGGGCTTTTCGCCGTTCAGCATATCCAACAGCCTGTACGCGGCGGCCTCGTAGGCGGGCAGAATTTTCAGGCACAGGAACAGCCCCTCCCGTTCACGGGAGAACCGCCCGCCGTTGAATCGAATCTCGATCATAAGCGCCGCCAGCTTTCGCGCAGCTTCTCTGTCCAGGCGGCGGCTGCCTCGGCAGCTTCCCCGGCAGAGGTGAACACCTGAGAGCCGAGCTTATCCTGCCGCACCCAGACCGTGGTGCCGTCGGTGCGTTTGAGGAAGATCTCGGCGGGCGGCACAGGATGACCGGCCGGACAATGTAGCGGCCCAGGCCGGGATCGCGGTCGCTGACATAGGAGATCATGTACAGGCAGGTGCCGAGCTGAGGACGTTCCATCATGCCTGCGCCTCCTTCTGCGCGGCCTGCTGCTTTTTCCAGCAGGAATAGCACAGACCGTCAAATTTGATTTGTGCCTGCTCCAGGGTGATGGTCTGGCCGTTCTTGAATTGAAGCCCCTGCAGCGGGCGGCCGCACTTGGAACAGACAGGCTTTTTCGCCTTGGCCTGCTTCTGTGCCGGGGCCGCATCGGTGGTGTACTTGGTGGAATCAGCCTGCCAGTAAATGTCCGCACCCACGCCCAGCGCCTTGGCGGCCACGGAGAGCGCATCGGTAGTTGCCATCTTGTAGCACTCGTCCGAGCAGTTCGGGCCGTTGCGCTCGTTGGCGCAGAACATCGAGCCGCCGGTGCCGGGGATAGCATCCGACCATGCGCCGGTAGTCTTGTCGAGAAAGTAGAGGTTGAGGTCCACGAAAGCGGCAATCTCGCCGGTCTTTTCGCAGGGCTGCAGCCATTTTTGGGTGATCTCGTATTTCCAGCCGATGCCGCAGGGGCCGAACACCTCGGTCAGGGCCTTGATTCTCCACATGGGGTTGATCTCGGTCTTGCCCTTGAGCCGTCCGCCGGTGATGGCCCGCTGGGCGTTGTCCGGCACGGCGCGGAAATGCTGGTAAAGCTCGAGGTTTCCCATTCCTGTTGCGTTTTCCATGCTGCTGCCCCCTTACTTGATCTGCAGGTTGAACGATGTCTTGACGGTCGCGCCGGGTACGATGAGCCCGGCCTTGAGCGCAGTTTTCAGCGCGGTCTTGGACAGCTCCGGCTCCTTATACTTGAGGAGATCGTCCTGATTCACGGCTACGCCGTTGATCTCCTCGTGATCGTGGGCCTGAATCCAGAGGACCACGCTCTCCACGTCCGGCACGTCCACGGCCTCGCTGGTGCGGTAGGACAGCACGTTGCGGGCGGTTTCCAGCTTGGCCGGCTTGACACCCAGCCCGGCGGCCCGCTTGAGCTGTTTGTCCATGTAGTCGGCCATGCGGTCAGCCTGGGCTTTCTTGGCCTTGTACCGGGCGGCCAGGGCATCCGCTTCGGCCTTGATCTCCTTCGCCTCTGCCAGTAGCCCCTTGTAGGCGCAGGCACAATCGTCCAGCTTTTGGGCAAAGTCACCCGCCAGAGATTCGAGGGTATCATCGAAGGCCTCCTCCGGCACATCCCCGGCATCGTAGGCATCCAGGAACCGCTGGATCATCTCGGGAATTTCATAAAGTTTCATGGGATAGCTCCTTCACTTTCTGCCCGCAGGCCGGGCAGGTTGTTTTGTATCGTTTGCCGACCGTCCCCAGGATGGTGCAGCACGTTGGGCAGATCCAGACACCGGGGCCGGTGAGCGATAGCTGCACGAGTGGCGCCGGGGGGGCTTGGCGAAAGGGTCGTAGTCAGGGTCGCCGGGCTTAATCGGCGGCAGCGGCGGTGTCTCCGGTAAGTACATCCTCGGCCCCTCCTTCCTGCTGGTAGTTGTGGATCAGGGTGTCGAGGCAGTCCTGCTGCCAGGCCTGGACGGATTTATAGCCCTGTGCGGCGCAGATCTTCGGCAGCAGTTCGGCGGTGGCATTGTCCACGCGCAGGCAGATGCGCCGGGTCTTGCGGTGCCTGTCACCCTTGCGGCGGTCAGGCTTGCGAGGGTGCACCGGAACGCGGGCCTCCTCGGGAATCTCGATCACGTCCGGCTGCACCGAGGGAAAGGCAATCTCGTCAAGGGAGTAGATGTCGTGCAGCGGGCAATCCAGCACCGAGAGGATCACGCCCATCAGGGGCGGGGTGGGCAGGCAGATGCCGCTCTCCATCTTGGAGTACAGCGCTACATCGACGCGGGGTTCGACTTCCTTCATCTTGGCCACGATCTGCGGCTGTGTTAGCCGCCGGTCGAGACGGGTTTCGCGGAGGTTCATTCTGCCGCCTCCGCTTTGTCATTGTATACGATTCCGAAAATGTAGTGCGAACGATAAGTAATGCCTGCTACAACGAAGACTTTTTCGCCGTCATCGTTGGCCTTGAAAGTCATGGGACAGCCGAGCAGGTGCGAAAAGAAGCGCACATTTGCGGCACCCAGGTGAACGGACGGGAAAGTTTTGTCGTCATCCAGGACATCGAGACAGGTGAAATCGACCTCATCCGGGCGGAGTACCTTGTCAAGCATGCGGAGCTGATCGAGGTTGTCAATCACACGGTCGAGCCATTCCTTCGGCTCAAGTTTCTGAATTTTGGCGTTTTCCATGGTGTTACTCCTCTCTATTGCCTTCCAGCAGAACTCCGGCGGCGTGGTTGGCGATCAGCACGGAGCCGATCAGGTAGGCGGCAGCAGGTTCCCCGGCACCCTCAGCCAGGCCGACGATCGCGGCCATGGCGGTGATGCCGCAGGCCGTGAGGGCCAGTTTTGCGGCCAGCACCTTGCAGGTGCGGCGCATTTGGTGTACAATAAAGACGCGAGGTTGTGCAATTTCGCGCTTTTGGCCGTTCGGGTGCGCCAACACCCGGGCGGCCTCTTTGTTTGTGGGCATAAAATTCTCCTTTCGTGGTTCAGCAAATCAGGCTTGCGATCTGCTCGACGGTCATGCTGTTGAAACTGCCGTAGTGTCGATATACCCAGGCGCGGCTGCGGCCCAGGATCTTTGCAACCTTGGTCGGGCCAAACAGCAGTTCGCCGGGGAACAGTTCGGTGGCGCGGGCGCGTACGCTGGACAGTGTGTCGTGGTACAAAGGCTTTTCGCGGGGCATGAAAGCATCATCTCCTTGTCGAATTTTGCCGGTCCGGACAATGGGACAGGCAAGGTGGTATAATGGGATGGGAATATGCAAAAGTTGATAAATCTCAACTCTTAGGGCAGAAAAAATAATGCCCGATTTCAGCTGCATCAATGTTCAGCAGGCGGCACAAGCTGTGAATTTCGTCCTGTTTGAAGTCGTACTCCCCTGCCAGTTTGCGGTTCAACTGCCCTTCACTAAGGCCAATTTTGGCTGCACACTCTTTCTGGGTCAGCCCGCACTCGCGCATACGGCCGCGAAGCGGATTGTAGTTCATTTCCGGCATGTTAATCACCTCCTCTTTGTTGTTGCGGTATCTCAACCACGACTATAGTCTACACCCACAGTTGCGGAATGTCAACACTAAATTTTGAGATTCCGCAATTTATTTTTGGAAAACTATTGATTTTTCGCAACCGTACATATATAATGCAAGTAGACACCCTGAAAGGATGAATGACATGTCTGATAAGGTAGCTACTTTTGCACAAAGACTCCGCGAGGGTCTTGATATACGCCAGATGAACCAAACAGAGCTGGCAAAACGTTCCCAGATTTCTAAATCCAGCATTTCCCGCTATATTAAAGGCGATTGGGAAGGCAAACAAGGAGCAGTGTATGCGCTTGCTAAGGCGCTGGGCGTTACGGAAGCCTGGCTCATGGGTTATGATGTCCCGATGGAAGCGGAGGAAGCCCCATCCCCCATCCCCGCCGGTTTCGAGCCTCTCCCCGAAATGGCCACAATCCCCTTGGTCGGCTCCATTGCCTGCGGTACCCCCATCCTGGCCGAGCAGAACATTGAGG